CTGAGGGCTGCGCGCCAGGCGCCAGCGAGGGGGGGGGGGTGGGGGGGCCGACGGCCTGAGCGGTCAAAAACGTAGCCCCTACGAACAGTTTTTATTTTTTGCACAACACCGTAAAGCACCTTGTTACACTTGCAAACCGTCCAACAACCTGTAACATTACGGGCATGAGCTTTCAGTCACTCCCAATCACGGCGCGTGAAGTCAAGGCGACCGAGGCTGTGCTGCAGAGGCTGTACAACGCGGCCAAGCTGGGCCTGCGTGGCGACAACCTAGCGTTGAACGCAGGCTTGCTGCCGATTGAGTACCGGCGTCTGTGTCAAATGGACCCGATAGCCGAGCTGGCGGTGCAGAAGGGCTACGCCGACGCTGAAGGGGAGATGAGTCTTGTCATCCATACGGCGGCGCGTAATGGCGACACCAAGGCCGCAGAGATGATCCTGAAGCACAGGCACGACTGGGTGGCCAAGCAGCACGTGCAGGTGGACGTGGCGCAGCAGATCAGCATCAGCATGGCGCTGGAGAAGGCTGAGCAGCGCGTCATGCAGATCCCAAGCGACGTCGTGGACGTCATCGAACACCAACCGAAGGCGGCGTCGATAGCCGCGCCAACACATGCAGCAGCCGAAGTACAGCGCTGAAGACGAACAGATCCTGATGGCCCGGCTGTGGAGCCCGGCGGTCAAGGACGACCCCGAGGCGTTTGTGATGCTGGCGTTTCCGTGGGGCGAGGCGAACACGCCGCTGGCGCACTACAAGGGGCCGCGAGCGTGGCAGCGTCAGGTGCTGCGCGACATGAAGGAGCACATCAAGTCGAACAACGGCAAGGTGGACTTCAGCGTGTTTCGAATGGCTATGGCGTCAGGGCGCGGGATCGGCAAATCGGCGCTGGTCAGTTGGCTGGTGCTGTGGATGATCACGACGCGCATTGGGTCCAGCGTGATCGTCAGCGCCAACAGCGAAGCGCAGTTGCGTAGCGTCACTTGGGCCGAGATCACGAAGTGGCTGGCGATGCTGATCAACAGCCACTGGTACGAGATCAGCGCGACGAGGGTGACGCCGGCCAAGTGGCTGACGGACTTGGTGGAGCGCGACCTGCGCAAGGGCACGCGGTACTGGGGCGCGGAGGGGCGGCTGTGGTCGGAGGAGAACCCGGACAGCTACGCCGGTCTGCACAACAGCGACGGCGTGCTGCTGGTGTTCGATGAGGCCAGCGGCATACCCGACACAATCTGGGACGTGGCGCAGGGATTCTTCACTGAAAACACGCCGCATCGGTTCTGGACGGCGTTCAGTAACCCCCGGCGCAACAGCGGGTACTTCTACGAGTGCTTCAACGCTAAGCGGGACTTCTGGCGCACGCGCAACATCGACTCGCGCACGGTGGAGGACACTGACAAGGCGGTGTACGAACAGATCATCGCGGAGTACGGCGAGGACAGCCCGCAGGCCCGGATCGAAGTCTATGGCGAGTTTCCAAGCTCGGGCGACGACCAGTTCATCAGCCCGCGCATAGTGGATGAGGCCATGCGCCGGCCACGCTACAAGAACCCTGACGCGCCTATCGTGCTGGGGGTGGACCCGGCGCGCAGCGGCGCGGATGCGACGGTGATTGTGGCCAGGCAGGGGCGCGACCTGCTGGCCATCCGGCGCTACCGGGGCGACGACACGATGACGGTGGTGGGGCACGTCATCGAGGCGATAGAGGAGTTCAAGCCAGCGCTGGTGGTGCTGGACGAGGGTGGGCTGGGGTACGGGATACTTGACCGGTTGACCGAGCAGCGGTATAAGGTGCGCGGGGTGAACTTTGGCTGGAAGGCCAAGAACACCGTCATGTGGGGCAACAAGCGCGCGGAGATGTGGGGCGCGATGCGCGAGTGGATCAAGTCAGGGTCCATGCCCAACGACCGGCAGCTCAAAGCGGACCTGACAGGCCCCAAGACCAAGCCCGACTCAAGCGGCACGATCTTTCTGGAGTCGAAGAAGGACATGAAATCACGCGGATTGGCCTCTCCTGACGCCGCAGACGCGCTGGCGGTCACGTTCGCCTATCCGCTGGCCAGCCGCGAGTATGTCGAACGCGCTCGCACGATTACAATGCGCGACAGAGGCCAGATGTCGGCCAGCTGGATGGGGGCGTGATGACCAAAAAATCCGTGTCTTTGAGCGTTGGCCGGGGCGAGAAGCGTCCTACCAGCCAAGGCGCGGGTTTGACGGCTAAGGGGCGCGAGAAGTACAACCGCGAGACGGGTTCCAACCTTAAGGCTCCGGCCCCCAGCCCCAAAACCGAGGCCGACAAGGGCCGCAAGGCGAGTTTTTGCGCCCGCATGGGTGCCGTAGCGGCCAAGGCCGAGAACGGCGAACGCGCCAAAGCGGCGCTTAAACGGTGGAAGTGTTGATCATGGCTACAAAACCCGGTCTCTATGCCAACATCGCAGCTAAACGCGAGCGAATCGCTGCTGGCAGCGGTGAAAAGATGCGCAAACCGGGCACAACGGGTGCTCCGACCGCCAAGGCGTTCAAAGAGTCGGCCAAGACGGCGAAAAAAAGCAAGTAGCCATGCCGCTTGTCAAATCAGCGTCTCCAACGGCTTTTCGCAAGAACGTGAAGGCCGAAATGGCGGCTGGAAAGCCTCAAAAACAGGCCGTAGCCATTGCGTACAGCACCCAGCGTGCTGCGCAGGCCAAATCAGGCTCAAAACCCGCGCCAAAGGGCAAGAAGTAACATGGCTGACTACACCGGCATCACATCGGCTGCTGCCGTGGCCAACGGCGGCGGCGCCAAGAACAAGTCTGACGCAGACGTTCTCACCACCGCCCGCCAGCGGCTGAATCAGGCCATTTCTGCCTACAGTGAGAGCCGGGAAGACGAGATCGACGACCTGCGGTTCTTTGCCGGCAGTCCGGACAACCACTGGCAGTGGCCAGCGGACGTTTTGGCCACTCGTGGTGCGGTGCAGGGGCAGACGATCAACGCCAGGCCGTGCCTGACCATCAACAAGCTGCCGCAGCACGTCCGGCAAGTCACCAACGACCAGCGGCAGAACCGTCCCAGCGGCAAGGTGATCCCAGCTGACGACAAGGCCGACGTCGAGGTCGCGGAGATCTTCGACGGTGTGGTGCGGCACATTGAGTACATCAGCGACGCTGACGTCGCCTACGACACGGCTTGCGAGAACCAAGTGTCGTTTGGTGAGGGCTACATCCGCCTGCTGACCGAGTATTGCGACGACGACACGTTCAATCAGGACATCAAAATCGGACGGGTGCGTAACTCGTTCTCGGTCTACATGGACCCGCTGATCCAAGACCCGTGCGGCTCGGACGCCAAATGGTGCTTCATCACCGAGGACATCACCCGCGAGGAGTACCACCGGCTGTACCCAAACGCCTCGCCGGCCAACACGCTGATGAGCTTGGGTGTGGGTGACCAGTCGATCAGCCAGTGGCTGAACGAGAACACGGTCCGCATCGCCGAGTACTTTTACGTCGATTACGACCGCGCCACGCTGAACCTGTATCCGGGCAACCAGACGGCGTTTGCCGGCACGCCCGAGGACAAGCAGCTCAAGGCAATGTTCGGCAAGCCGCTGCGCTCGCGCCAGGCTGACCGCAAGAAGATCAAGTGGTGCAAGATCAACGGCTACGAGATCCTTGAGGAGCAGGAGTGGGCCGGCAAGTACATCCCCGTGGTGCGGGTGGTCGGCAACGAGTACGAGGTTGATGGCCGGGTGTACGTCTCGGGCTTGGTGCGCAACGCCAAGGACGCCCAGCGGATGTACAACTACTGGACGAGCCAAGAGGCCGAGATGCTGGCGCTGGCCCCAAAGGCACCGTTTATCGGCTATGGCGGTCAGTTTGAAGGGTATGAGATGCAGTGGAAGACTGCGAATACCCAGAACTGGCCGTACCTTGAGGTCAACCCTGACGTGACTGACGGCTCGGGCAGCGTGCTGCCCCTGCCGCAGCGTGCCATGCCGCCGATGGCCCAGACGGGCCTGATTCAGGCCAAGATGGGGGCCGCAGAGGACATCAAGGGCACCACAGGCCAGTACAACGCCTCGTTGGGCCTAGAGGGCAACGAGCGCTCAGGCAAGGCCATTCTGGCCCGCCAGCGCGAGGGCGACACCGGGACGTACCACTATGTTGATAATCTGGCTCGGGCTGTGCGTCATGTTACTCGTCAACTGGTGGATCTGATCCCCAAGATCTACGACACCGAACGGATCGCCCGCATCATTGGCGAAGATGGCGAGTCGAGCATGGTGCGGATGAACCCCATGCAGCCCGAGCCGGTCAAGAAGATCGTCAACGAGCAGGGCATCGTGATCGACAAGATCTATAACCCCAGCGTCGGCAAGTACGACGTGGTGGTTGTGACGGGTCCGGGCTACGCGACCAAGCGTCAAGAGGCGCTGGAGGCAATGGCTCAACTGCTGCAGACCAACCCGCAACTGTGGGCCGTGGCTGGCGACCTGTTCGTCAAGAACATGGACTGGCCTGGCGCTCAGGAACTTGCCAAGCGGTTTGCCAAGACCATCGACCCGAAGATCATCGGCGACGCGGACGAAGACCCGGCGCTGCAGGCGGCCAACCAGCAGATGCAGGCGATGGCGCAGGAAATGGAGCAGATGTACAAGATGCTCCAGAACGTCAACCAGACGATGGAAGCCCGCGCACTGGAGATTGACGAGTTCAAGGCCAAGACGGACGCGGACATCAAGGCGTATGACGCCGAAACCAAGCGTCTGCAGGCCGTGGCGGCTGGCATGCAGCCCGAGCAGGTGCAGGAGGTTGTGATGCAGACGCTGCGCGACGTGCTGACTGCAGGCGATCTGGTGCAGCCGATGGCAGCCCGCGAGGTGCCTGAGATGCCGATGAGTGAACCGATGGGGGTGCCGGTATGAGTTGTGCGGATTTCGTAGGCACGCTGTTTTTGGCCCGTGATGTGGCCCACAGCGTGCATCTGAATACCCGGTCGTTTGCCAAGCATTCGGCGCTCAACGAGTTCTACGACAACATCTTGGGCTTGACGGACAAGTTTGCCGAGGCGTATCAGGGTCGGCACGGGCTGATCGGCCCGATCAC